GATCTTCTGGCGTCTTGTCTTGTGGATACGTGTGGAACCATCCTAGGTTACGCCTGGGCTCCAACGGCACAGTCAGCAGGTAGTCGTCTGCCAACACTGACACTCTCCCAAGGAACGGCGCATGACATGCTATCCCTTCTGGGTAGACGTGGCCTTGCATGGAATCCAGCTTGAAGTCGATGTTGAACCCCTGGGCTCTCTCAAACACCTCCTCCATAACTATATCCGGACTCTCTGACTTCGTGCCTGCTATGACATCGTCACCGCAGATCAGCCAGTCCAGTTCTTCCAATGCTTTTTCAGGTGAGCCATACATATCTGACGACACCTGCAACAGTAAGCAGTCCATAAACATGCAATTGATCAACGTCGTCAACCAAATACCTGACACGTTGCCTCCCACCCTACTGTCGTCATAGGAACCATCTGCGAACTGCAGAGGCCCTTGGATTGCTGTATAGGATAGGAAAGCTTCTATGTTCTCAGGCGTTGTCGTTTGCGCGCTCAGTACATGTATTGTGTCTGCAATTGACTGGGCAGGAATACCCCTGTCCAGCCCTGTTGCATCCAACCCAAACGTCTTGCTGTCTTGGTATTTTACAGTCACCCTTTTCAAAAACTCCCCTGGGGTAAATTTCACAAGGAAGCGGGGGTGCCTATCGTAAACAGCTTTTACGGCTGGGCCGGTCCATCTGATCAACAAGCACAAGTAGAAGAAGTCTGAGGCTTGGATTGTTCTCAAGCGCCCATTCTCCAACTTTTCCCATTTGTACTTGTCCTCTTTAGGGAGCACATCCCACGTGTGGACTGAGAAGTCTTCACAGGATAAAATCTGTCTTTCGTACTCATAAAGAGCATCTAACAGGACATCATATCCTAGTTCCTCCATCAAGTCTTGTTTCTTGGCTGTGTACTCCTTCCAGGGTTGACCAGACGACGTGTTCATCTCTAGATGATTGGCCAGTACCTCTTCAAAGCTCAGACATACTTCACGACAACCTGTCAAGCAGGCCCGCACGTCCTTATGAGCTCGTTTTACCACGTCTTCATCGAATGCCAGTGCATTGTTAGTATACTTTCCTGCTTCGGTCTTGACATCATGCAAGCTACCCTTCGCACCGCACACAAGGATATCCTCATGATTGATGGCAGGGTTGAACACATGATACTTTCGCTCTAATGCCGGCTTTCTGTTCGTGTGAATCCCTAATCGGCCCTCTTTCCTGCAGGTTCCCTTCAAGAGAGTATTTGGGTACTCTCCCAGGCCAGTTGGAACTCCGCAATGTCAATGAGAAGCGAACGCAGGCCCACAAGGGATTTCTGCGTTTTTCGGGACTTTAACGGCATTTGTTGGCACACGGTATGCTACGTTCGTGCTCCCTGGGGCACCTAACGCGTGCGCATACATCGCGTTGTTTGGGAATCTCATGATTGTGCCACAGGACCCCTTGCCTTGTTTCCCTCCGTTGGACTCTGTCTTCGACGAGTCGTACAAATACGCTGGGGCATCATGCTCCAGTGTTTCATACGCGTCTTTGAATTCAGCGCGCAATGGGTGGATTGGTGCTTTTAATCCTGTTTTCTTGTCCAGTATGTGTCCTACGCAATGCACAGGATTAACTCCCTGCATCCTCTTTCCAGACACTGTATTGCACAAGGCAATTCCCTCGAGCGCTTGCATTTGCTCTTGGGTGAACTGTTTAACTGGGCACATCATGTGGGCAAAGTTTTTCTTATACCCAACTCCGCAGCCACTTCCGTTGTATTGGAACAGACTTCCGTAATATTGAGTTGGTGTTGCACCGTCTACATGGTCTACAACTAAATGTACTCCGCTTCCACTCTTATAGTGTGTTGTCTCCGTGTGATTAGGGACCATTATCTCCACGTAAGTGGCCGATGTTCTCAAAACTACGGCCACCACTGGTGCAGAATAGTCATCCTCCCCTATCCGACCGTGCAACGTCCCAACGAAATCCACCGTTGGAAAGCACAGGGGTGCTTTGTTCGAAACACACTCCGACTGGGGTTCCGGCTTGGTCACAGGTGCACTCCCCTTCCCCTTTTTCTCAGGAACTGGGACTCCACCATGCGACGGCCCAGCAACCGCCTCCCCAGCTCTTTCCTTCCCCTTCGGAGTAGGTGGCTGGCGTTGCGTTTCCTGCTTGGCTTTCTTGCCGTGAAATTTCACACATTCTAAGCAATATTGATCGTAGTTTTCAACCGAATGTTCTTCTGTTTTGATCATGTGCTCATGTGAGTACACACCTTTACAGGCGGGAGCGGACCCCACACACTTGTGGTGATGAAACACCCTCTTTCCTACCTGACACCCCTCGTGGGCGTGTGTGAGATACCTCTTAGGCTCACCTTCTGTCTCCAGCTTGTGTTTCACACCTGGATGCTCCACAAATGTCGGTTTAAGTGGCAACTGCGTTGTATCCTCTGTTGTCACCCCTACATCTGTGTGCTGGTACAGCCTTTTGGAGGCGTTCCCGAATATCACACTGTTTGTGGTTTTTTCAGTTGGACGCTTCAATGCTTTCCTCTTCATATGATGGCTTGCCTTCGCCCTGGACATCATCTCTACAGACCGTTTGCGCTTGGCTATGGTTTGTTCAATATGGTTGTCCATGGCCCTGAACAGGTCCATTGGCGTCACAACTTTGTGATTCAGGAAGGGTAGTGAAAAGTCCATAAATCTTTCGGCAACGACGGCCATCGAGAGATTGATGCCGTGGGCTAGGTTTCCCTTGTCCTTTATATAGGCCAGAAACTCCTTCACTGCAGCCTGCCGCTTACCTTCGTCCTTCTCAAACACCGTGTATGTTGAAAGTATGGACACAAGAACCTTCAAAGCTTTTCTTGCTTCCTGGACTAGGTCAGCGTTTTCTTTCACATTCTCCCGTTGCCTCTTCGTAGCCTTAGTTTGGTGGTGGTGGTTGAAGTAGTGTTCCTCTGGAGACATATCGTCCCTAGCGAACAGCCCTCTTGGAGCCCGGTCGTCCTCCGAATCTTCGTCTGAGTCTTCTGCCGGTTTATCGTCGACGTAGTCTGCGACTCTGTCGTCCTCGTACTCAGCGAACTCGTCCAAATCATCCATGTAGTCACTCCACAACGTATTTTCGTTCAGATCACGGTCTGTGAAATTCAAGTCTAAAACCCAAGCAGCCAACTCAATTGACTCTTTCTTAAGGTCTTCTGCAACCTGAGTATAAACACCGCGAACATGCGTCGTTTCAAACTCCCTCTCCTCGTCTACGTTGCTCACTTGAACGCGTTCTGTGTAAATTAGGTAGGGAGTTTGCGTGTGCACACACGTTGATCGGCCCTCATTTGCGGGTACGTCTCCGGCTGCGTTGACCACAGTCTCAGTTTTCTTCGGGAGGCTTTCCGGTTCCTTCTTTTGTTCTTCCACCCTGTCCTGCTTAGCAAGTTGTTTTCCCGCGGTCTCCCTCGGGTCTTCTTCTGGAACTTCCGGAACTTTTTCGGACTCTGTCTTCTGCCTTGTTTCTTGGACCACGTACTCTTCCAGGTCTTTCAGTATCTTTTCTTGAGCCTCATTGGCCCGCAGCACTGCTCGAGATTTCTCTTGCTGGCTTTCCTTGAATACCTCTAACCCTTCATTGAGTGATCTAAACATGACTTTCCGTTCGAGTTTTTCCGATCCTTCAGCCCATGACCTAAGGCGCTCATGAGCGTTCACAACTTCTATAAGAGAGGATTCCTTGAGCTTCCCCTTGGATTCTATTCTCTTAATCTTTCGCAAGACATTGTTCTTCGCCACTTTCCTTCTTAAACAACCCACAATGCCACAAAAGGCCCTCAAGAAGACCAAAAGCAATATGATTGCCGCCGCGTGAACCAGTTCATAACTCTTACTTTGTATTAACTGACTCACCTCATTGGCATACTGCATGGCCGTATCTTGAACCTTTGATGCTTCAGCCGCATAACCGGGCAATGATTTTGCAGCCTCGTTGGCATACTCTTCAGCCTTTACTTTCAGTTCCTTCCAAAACTCCATGGCTTCTAGAGCCTTTGGGCTTGTCAGGGTAGGTGCTACACTCTGTGTCTCCATCTCTCCCTCCCAACTTGATCCACTCGGAGTTGGGGAGAGTGTGTTCCTATTTTCAGCGCCTTCTCCCAGACCTGTTAAAGTCGGTTCTTTCGAGGCACTAGTGCGGCAACAGGAGATCACAGTAACTGATATATCCGGAACGGCTTTGATAGGACTCAAGAATTTTCGAGACCTCATCTCACCGCCTTTTTCCAGTAGC